TGAATACTTTGACCATTTCATCAATATATTCTTCTGGTGTCTGTTCTTGTCCAATTTGATTCTGTTCTCCACCATAATCACGAAGACCATAGTAAGGTGGAGATGTTACACACATTCTTGCCTGTTCATCAAATTGTTTGAGTGTCTCTCGACAATCTCCAAATAAAATTGTATCTCTCATCCGAATAAATGAACGTTATAGTGTTTACGAACTGGTGGATACTTGGGTTTAGGTTTGACTTTAACCACTTTGAGTATCCTGAGTAGTGTGTCTGTTTTCATAGTGTTATCCAAGTTCTATCCTCCCTAACTGTATTAATATCTGTACATTGTGCTAAAGGGAAACTAACTGATAATCTAGGTGTCAAAGAAGTTGCCAGATGTGGAAAATGTTTTGGTATCCAAATTGCGTCTCCAGATTCCATATCTACATCTATAATAGGTTCAGCATCCATTTCTAATCTATTTCTAATTGGGTTATTCAGTACACCTCCAGACCCGATTACATCTTTAACTTCATCCCAGACTTTAAAGTTTGTTATACCTTCACATTGTACAATTATATTATGATTATAATCATAATGAATACCAAAGTGATGTTTCATTTCTACATTACGACACACATATATGTGAGCATCAGTTTGTTTACCATAATCATCCTCCATTTGTTTTGCGAAATCATTTATTTTTTCCGTTGCCCTTGACATATCAGTAAAAAAAATCATCATGTCATCAAGTATTTTTTTTATTAAAGATGGTGGAAAACAATTTGGGTCTTTTGTCCAATTAGAACATAACCACTTATATCTCTCACTATCTCCAAGTAACATGACTCTTTTATCATTCATTAATGGTCTAGTATTAATGATATTTGCCATTTCATTCCAAGATAATAAATCAGGTTTATAATTCTTCTTAAATTTTACTCCCTCTGATAAAAAAAGATCGGTTTTCATTTCCTTAAAAATTCATTTAAAATCCAACTACTACTATTCATTTTGTTATCGCCACCAACTCCCCACTCAAAGATAACTTTATCATTCTGTTTAAACTTAAGATACTCTGGTACATTAGTGTTTACTCGGTCTCCTCCATTACAGAATATCACTCTATCATACATTTGTAAACACTTAAAGATTGCCATATTAGATGAGTTGTCTGTATCATCATAGGTAATCGTTAAGTCAACTGGTTTGAGTTCCTTAACTATCGCTCTTCTTTCTTCCATTGGTAAAAAGTATTTTCCTTTTTTACGAATTAACCACTCATCAGAATTTAATCCAACACATAATGGTGCGTGTGGATATAATTCTTTTGCGTTTTTGAAGTATGCGATATGACCTGTATGTATTGGGTCAAATCCACCTGTGACTAATACTATAGAACTCATCGTGTAATTACTGTAGTTGCGGCTTCGCCTTTGTTGAAAATAGTATCAACAACTGCCTCTACCTTTGTGGCGGTTGAGATACCAACCTTAGAATAAACTGGAATACATACAAGACCAAATACTTTGTCCTTTGCTCCTTTACGGATGACACGACCAATAGTTTGACTAATACCTATGTAATCCATAGACCTCATAAACAATACTGCTTCAAGACCTTTTACATTCATGCCTTCAGATAGAATACTGTGATGTAGTACAACAAATCTTTTGTCAGGGTCTTGACCCCATGCGTTGAGTACATCAAAGAACTCTTCTCTTGTGACCTTTTCTCCATCTATTATAGCACCTGTCTTTGAAGTAATCAACATGTATGAATAACCTCTCCATGCTAACTCACTTACAAACTTTGTATGAGCAACTAAGTTAACAATTTGTTTTGTGGACTTGGCACATATTAATACTTTGTTCTTATCAAGATTATCAAGAGCATCAATCATTTGTTCAGAATCTCTGTCAGCAACCAATTCATCTTTCTCAAGTATTCTAGTCTTGTAAACCTCTACCTTTGGTGGTAAAATGTAACCTTGATTGACTAACTTAGGTGCTGGTACTTGACATATTACCTGACCATAGGTTTTTGTCCAGTTCATACCCGCTTTACTTGGTGTTCTACTGTGCTTTGGTGTTGCTGTAAAGAAGTAACATCTTTCAGCATGATTTGAGAAGTATTCAGTAGCAGAGTAAAAGTTTTTCTGTACTGAGTTGTGTGCTTCATCAAAGTATATTGTATCTACATGAATACCACTCTCCTGTATTCTATGAAGTGAATGATATGTAGTGAAAATTATCTGATTAAAGGCACAATTCTTTGCTGACCATACAGATATTCTGCTTGCCTGTGTAGTTGAATAATGACGTGTCTCTCCACTATGAACATGTAATACCTCGGCATTATCAATGAACTCAAGAAACTCTGCTGATAATTGATTTGCCAATAGAATACGAGGAGCAACAACCACAATAGTCTGACCCATGTATGATCTTGAAAACTCATTCATAGCATCATCAATCATACACATAGTCTTACCACCACCAGTAGGAACAATGATTTGACCTTTAGTGTTGCGAAGCATTGCTTTAACTGCTTGTTCTTGATGTGGTCTTAGTTGCATGAAATTAACTCTATATGTACATATTATAGTAATAATTCAAGAGGATTCGACTCCTCGTGTGACAGTTTCTCAACTGAACATCTCTCTTGTGCGATTCTTGTGTAGTCTAAACTGAGATCAATACCAACGAAATTTCGATCCTCCTGTATTGATGCGACACCAGTAGTTCCTGATCCACAAAATGGATCCAATACCTGTCCACCCATAGGAGAATAGATACGAATTAAATATGACATCAAACTAACTGGTTTGACAGTTGGATGATTATTGTTTAATCCCTTTTCTTTTCTTGTTGCTCTTGGAGCATAAAAATATTTCTGCTCACTACTGTTCACTTCCCCAATTATATTACTTGGGTATCTACCATTTGGATTGGCATCAACAGTTCCAAATTCTTCCTGAGTGCCTGTAGTCTTTCCTTCTCGACCAAATGTTCTACGTTTCGCACCACTCTTGACCCATCCTTTTGGTGGTTCCTTTTCCCAAGGGATTCTAGTATTATCAGTATCAATTAAACCACACCCCCATTTCTCGTAGTTATTCTTTAATGATTTCTCGTAGGGTTTTTGTGCTACAACTATGGGTTCATGTGCTGGTTTCAATCGATTATGTTTCGGCATCTTCGTTGTTGTCATCCACATAATTTGATCTTTAATCACAAAACCAGCATCTTCAACATTTACTGCCATCCGATGATATAGTTCTGGACTACAAAATGATAGACAAAAGGCACCAGGTCTGAGTGTACGATAGACTTCTTTCCATATCTCGACAGTTGGTACAGAGTGATCCCAATCATCCATACCCATACCATAGGGTGGGTCAGTTATACATGAATGGAAAAAGTTATCTTCATAATGAAGAAGAACATTTTGACAATCACCAGTTATAATTGAGTACTCTTTGTTCACAAATTTCTCTTTGTTCATGTTTAAAATAATCTTTTTTACCAGTACCGTTTTGTACAAACATATTACGAATGTAGAAATCAAGTCCTCTGGGGTCTTCTGGTTTGACTTTACGTCTTTGATCTAGTGTCTCTTGAAGAGCATCGATAGTCTCCTCTAACCATTGTCTCGTATCATCAAGCACGACATCTTCGGCAAAAAAGATTGTAGTTTCATCATACTTCTTACTACTGAAAATGTAAACTACCCCTTTCTTCGGCAAACCACCATTATAAGTTGGGAATGTTTGTTTAGATGACTTACACTCAATATCGACAGTTCTACCGTCATCAAGTGTTACTCTAAAATCTGGACTCTGTTGTAATCCATTTGGTTGGTACTCGTACTCAAATCCATACTTAATCAAAAGAGCCTGTACCTGTAGTTCATGTAAAGGATTATCTTGAGAGTTGGATTTATATGGAAGTCTTAGTGCTTCCTCAAAAAATGATCTGAATTTTGTCATTGAATCCTCGGACTTAGTTGACCGTGTGAATTATACTCTTATATTTTAAGACAAAAAAACCCCTTTGTCAAGAGGTTCCCTTTAAAAATTGTTAGAGTTTTTCGTACAAACCATACAGAGTATGTATAAGTTTTTAAATCTCGACTATACTACTGTACCAATACCATACCAATTCTCACCATCACGAATTTCTAATCTAGCAGTATCTGAGTTAAAGACTATAGCACCACTGATGACTGGATTAGAGGGATTTCTACCATCTACTAAAGCGTTTCTTTGAGCTGTGGTAACTATAGGTGGAATCATATATCCAAATAAAGCTCTATTTGTTCCATCGTTATATTTTATATCTACAACTTCAGAAAAATCAACGGCAGATCGAGCAGTGTTTCCTACCGAAATTGAAGTTTTAAATAAGGTATCACCAGCAATTGTGATGTCCTTTTCAAAATTAGAGGTTTTAATTCCAACTGTTCCATTACCTGATACAAAAAAGTTAGCATCTCCGCTATTTACTTGGAAACTATTACCATCTGCTATAGTTACATCACCACTAAGTGTGCTTGTTCCAGTCGCTTGAAATGTAGCGACAGTTGAAATTCCACTAGTGCTGTGTATTTTAGCATTATTTCCTATGATGTGAGCATTTAATGAAGGAACAGTGAGTGAATTAACATTTAAGTTAGCATTAACAGTTGTATTACCCACAATACTTACAGTTCCACCAAAGAAAGCATTACTTGTAATCGTGGATGTTCCAACCACATGGAGTGTTTCATCTGGATTTGTCTTTCCAATACCTACTGAACCTCCAATACCAGTAATTCTTAATTTTTCTCCACCACCTGCTCCTAGTATTACATCGTTTGAATTAGCACCAACATATGGTGTACTACTAGTAGTCTCATCTACAAACGAGATTATAGATGTAGATTGATTACTTTGAAATCTCGCAACCTGTGAAGTATTATCCCAAACATGAAGTTGAGTTTGTGGGGATGCTGTTTGAATACCTAATAATCCATCAAATTTTGAATTTCCAACAAATGTTGATAAACCAGATACATTTACATTGTCTAATTCTGTATGACCATCTACATCTAAAGTACCACCTACAGTCGCATTAGTACTAATCGCAACAGTAGTAGCACTTAAATTTAAATTGTTCGGGCTTTGTATTTTAGGTGTTCCAGAAGTAACTAAATTTAACTCCTTTATACCAAAACTCTTATCTGCCATTTTTTACACTTTTTTAGATATTTATGTTTTTATGAGATAGTAATATCTCCACTGATGATTAGAGGACCAGTTATGAATACCTCATCAACTGGACCACTTTCTTCTTCACCTTCACCAGGTGGATCAGATAATGGAGCATCCCAAATAATTTTTCTAAGACCACCCTGTAAATTAAAATCATCATTCCAGTTAGAATCATTAGCAGTAGTTGATTCTGTGCCTGTATACATGGCAGTTTCTGTTTGGTCAGTTACTTTCTCTGCCAACCAAGTTTTAAGGTTACTCCATGTCCAAGTACGATTATATTGTAATTTAGTTGCCAGCAACCCAGTTGCCACTGGACAGGCAGAACTCGTTCCACCAAATTCAGCATCTTGACTATCGTCTGATATTGTGCCACCACTTTCTACAATTTGGTAATTATTAATTCGATATGTTGAATCATGACGATTTTTTCTCAAATAACTGGGATAATTATCATCACAAGCAGAGAGAGAATCATCACCTATAGCATAACAATCAATACCATTTCCCATATTACTATAATTAACTTTACGTTCCTGAGTGTTGCTAGCTTTGTTTGACTCAAGAGCTCCTATGTTGAAAGTTTGATAAACATCACTGCCACTTGAGTCATCAAAACCAATATCTGATGGAAAACCAATACGATTTGTCATATCGGTTCTCCCAACGTAATCTCCAGCTAATGCATCTGCAAGAGTTTTATCATTATCATCTGCATCATAATTATTATAATCTGGATGTCCATATAAAACCTGTTTCATATTATCATTACCCGCAGCTGATACAAAAATAACTCCTGCATCAACTAAAGATTTACCTAAAACAGATTCTGAGTAAGAAGGATTTACATGAGCAGTATGTCTTACCCCATAATACAAATTATTTAAAAATGCTGGTTTTGTTCCACTTGTATATGATACTCCACCTGTTCCATCACCAGCAGTTCTAAAATAATAATAACTATTACTCAAATATCTCCCTCTTCCCCAACTATGAGAAGTAATTGTTGGGTTTTTTGTATTATCAGAAGTTCTATTGGGTTTACACTGATGAAAAATTTTAAGTATCTTAAAACAAGATGTAATACTCAACGCACCCGTACTCCAAATTATACTCATATGCCACTTATTTGCATTAAATGCCCATCCATGTGTTTTACCATATGCCTGTGACATACATGGAGTCGCATGATATCCCCCTCCTGCATGTTGTGTCGTATTAGACCCATTACTATTAGCTCGTGTATAATTTGATGAAACTGAGACTGTTCCAAAGTCATTATCACCTGTAGCACTCCCACCATTTGAAGTGCTTACATACTTTGCTGATCGATTCGAAGTGCTATTACTTTGCCACCAAGCACGAGCAACAGATTCTACGGGAACTTTTGTTCCATCCCAACGTGTTGTTAATCGGGCTCCAGGTACAGCTTCAAAAAAATCTGGATCAAGATAGTAAGGTGCATCTAATACACAATCTAGAACACCACACAATCCTGTTGTTGCAGATGTTGCGAACCCACTCTTTAAAACATTTTGTCCTACAAAATTGCTCGGTTCTCCTGTGCCTGTTTTTACAAATTCAGTGTGTCCATACCAACCAGATTCGTCACATACAATAACATCAACATCTGTTCCATCACCACGATATTCAGGATCTGCATTTAAGATTGAATCGTCGGCACTACCATCCCAAAAATCAGTTTGTTGTTGATGTCTATAAATTGATGCTCCTGTTCTCCTTAAAAGAGTTGAACTGGGACTTGGGGGAAAAAAACTAGATGGAAAATCTCTCCCTATTTTAACATTTGTACCGTAACGATTGGTTGTTGATATTACTTCATCCGCATATCCTTTAAATGTACCTTGATAATAATCTGGATCTAATTGAACACCCGCCACCTTTGGATGTGATTTTAATTGATTTGCTTCTTCATCTGACATTTCATATGATGCCATACGATCACAAGATTTACAATCATCAGTGCATTCTATTTTACGATTTGGAATACCATCAATCTCATTCTCGTTTATAATATAATTATGAATTTCATCCCAATCTGATTTGTTTTTACAAGTTACAACATATACTTTTGGTCCTGTGCCTTCGGGAACAAATCTTTCACCTTCTGCTGCTAATCGTGCAACTCTTTCACTTTCTGTACTCATTAAGTTACCTCACGTCTGAAACGATATGTTGTTGAACCACTTATGCCTGTTTCTGGTGTTACTCTAAGATTTATTACATTTCCAGCACTAGTCGTGGCATCAAGTTGAACAAGTAAATTATTACTATACATTATAGCATACTGTGTTGAAGTCACAGTTGTTCCATCTCTCATCACTAATAATTTTTGACTTTGATAATCGGAACCATTTTTAACGAATACTGTATATTCAAACAATAGTTCTGAACCATAAGTATGAGCATCGATTATAGTTGGTGAACCCGCAGTTGCAGTAAATGAACCTGATAAGTTAGTTGTGATACCAACGCTTGGAGTTATACCTGTTAAATTAGAACCATCACCCTTATATGTTGTAGCAGTTACAACACCAGAAATGTTAACATTGTCTAATTCTGTATGACCATCTACATCTAGTCCACCAGTACCAATATCCGCTTGAGTGGCAGTGATAACACCATCTACTCCTAAATTATTACTACTAGGATTGTAAATAATTCCACTATCACCTCTCAAACTTCTTGCTGTACCAGCTTGGTCAACGAATGTAACAAAATAATTCGCACTATTACTTGCTGCAGTAACATCAATTGTTTGAGCAGAAGTGGCAGCAGTACCAGTAACGTTTGTTGATATGATATTTGTGATTCTACCATTTACATCAACTGTAATTACAGGAGTGGTAGTTGAATTACCATAAGTTGAAGAAGCAGCACCAGTTAAGTTTGTCAATAACTGTCCATTAATTGCTGGTAAAGAACCAGTTAATTTAGATGCAGTGAGTGTAGCAATTCTATCATCAGCAACAGTACCAGTTAATTGTCCAGCAGGTATTGATGTTAATGATGCACCAGAACCACTAAATGTCGTGGCGGTAATAATTCCCGAAGCATATATGTTTCCATCAGAACCTATACCAACTCCATCACTAATCCCATCTTGAGGATCACTTCCAATTTGAAGATCATTAGTGCTACTCGCACCTGTTGTTGCTATTCCAACATTACCTGTAGATTTGGCAATCGAAACAACACTTAATCCATTATCATCAAGTTGATTATATTGAACCCATGAAGATGTTGGTACGTTTTGTAATAGTGAACCATCTCCAGAGAATGTAGTCGCAGTTATAATTCCAGAGGACGCAGAGATTGATATTCCTGTTCCAATTTTAACATCACCAAATGTAGAGATACCAGCAGAAAAATCTGTGTGCTGTGATGTTAGTATACCAACTACTTTAAGATTACCACGAACATCAAGTGATTCTGTTGGTATTGTAGTTCCGATACCGACCTGTTCTCCACGAACAATAAAAACGTCGTCATCAACCTGTACACCAGCTCTAAAATTAAAAGTCTTTCTTATATCAGCCATTTATAATGATATTTTTAGTTATTTATTCTAGTT